GTCCCTGGCGATTCGCGAAATAGTCGCGGCGGCTGCGGTCGGCCAGTGCCGAGCGGGCAAATCCAGACTCGGTCCTTGCCCCGGTCCCGACCACGTCAGAAAGTCCCTGGCGAAGCCACAGGTTGGAGAGTTCTCGGCTTGGTCCTCCCGCAAAATCTTGCTCGAGCTGCTGGCGCAGACCCGTCCGCATCCTGGCGGTCTCCGGGGCGAGCTGGCGCTCAAGAGCCTCTGAGTTCAGGGCGTTGATGACGGCCTCGCGCCTCGCCGTCTCCTGGAGATACGGGATGTCGGCGCGCATCGTCTCTGGTGTCGCGCCGACGGCCGCCTCGGCGAGTCCCCTCCCGAGAGCGATCTGTCCCTGCAGACCCGCGTTGTATCCCTCAAGCGGCTGCGTGTATTGAACTGACGGAGATCCTCCACCCATATCGGTCGAAACCTACACGGCTCCCTCCATCAAGTAAATCTCTCTGTTCATCTTTGAGTATCCGGTCTTCTCGATCATCTCCGTGGGAAATGTCTTTCGGGTCTCATCGAGGGGCACCCCGATCCAGCCCTCGCCGCCATGGTTGAACTGGGCCACGGCCCTCCACGCCGAGACCACCTCCATGATGCCGCGTGGCGTCGCGACCTCGGGATGAAACGCCGGAAACGCGACCGGGAGATAGACGATGTCGGCATAGCCGAAGGTCTTCTCGTCTCGCTCGAAGGCGACGACCTTGCCGTTCTTCCAGTGCCCGATCTCGTGGTCGAAGGTCCTGGCAAACTGCTGCATTCTCTTGAAGTCGTCGGAATACGGGTTGACGTCGATGAATCTGGTCTTCATGATACGGAGGTGGGTGGCTGGGGTTCTGGCGGGATGGTCGGCAGCGTCTGCGAGGTCGAGATGCTGTTTGAGAGCGGAAGCGGAATCTCCGAGGCGAGATCCTGGATGAACTGGTTGACGGTCGACGTCGAGTATCCGGTCATGGCACACGGAAGACACTCCTGGGTCGGCATGTTGGGGACCGTGATCGACGAATAGAACGACATCGGAAGACGGTCGGAGAACGGACTCACGAAGGCGTTCGGAGTCGTTCCGTTGAAGAGCGTGACTGAGGTTGCCTTTGGCATGGTCAGGTGCAGGGAAGTTCAGTGAGGGCGCGGGCATTGGCAAGGGCGAGCGCCTGGGTGTCAGAGTTGACCTGAGAGACCGTGCCGCGATGGCGTCCGGTGACGTTCACGGTCTGGCGCGTTTGAAGAACGGCTCCCGTGGTCTGGTCGACACGGCCAAATCTCTCATAGGAGTCCGTGTTGCCATTGTAGGACGTGAAGTCGCCGGCAGCAAAGAAAAAGGTCCCGGTCGAGGGAAGCATGAGGGCTTGGACGGTCGCATTGAATCCCGTGCCCGGATTGAACGCCCCGACGGCCGCTCCCAGGGCCGTCGTCTTGACGATGCGAGGAACGGCGACCGAATTGTATGTTGTGAAGTTGCCGCCAAGGATCACGGTTCCGTCAGAAAGAATCAGGATGGCTCGGGCCGCGGTGTTGAGTCCGGTCCCCACATTGTAGGTCGAGTCCACGGTCCCGTCGGTGTTGAGTCTCACCAGATCCTTGGCAGAATTGGCGCCGTCAAACGAGACAATGATCTTGCCATCGGCCTGCAGGGCCATCGAGGCGAATCCGGGATCGGCGACCGTGACCTCATACGGCGTGAATGCCGGATCCTCGACGCCCGTCGTGAGAAGCCTCGCCACGCGGACCTTTCCGGCGACAGACTCGTATCCGGCCGCATAGACAAGATTCCCCGTGATGGGGATCAGGGCAAATATCTTCGTGAAGCCCGTCGGGAGATAGTCGGCATCTCTTGTTCCGTTTGCCTCGATCAGAACAATTGGCTTTGATACGGCCACGGAGTTGTATGTGGTGAATGTTCCACCGACGATGAGAGATCCGGCAGACGTCCCAAGCGCCGTGGTGTCCACCACAAAATAGGTGCCAGAATCTGGCTCGGTGACATGAAGCCGGTGGCCGGCCGAGGCGGCCGTGATTGTCACGGTGTCGGTCAAAACTGTCGCAACGAACTGGGCATCTGCGTCGACGGCAAGCTGGATCTTCGTTGCGAGTTGCGAGGCCGTGTCAATGTTCACGCCCTGCTGGGTCACAAGAAACGTGAATCCGGTCGGGTCTGTCCCATCAACCACGTCTGCCACGACTCCAATATAGACATTCGTGATGGTCACCTGGTTTCCGCTCACGGCCGCCGAGAACTGGGCATCCGCGTCGACCGCGTTTCTGAGCTTGGTCGCGATCGTGTTGGCCGAGTCATTGTTGTTGATGTCGACCTTCAGGTTTCTTGTGTATCCCGTGGGGGCCGTGGATCCTCCGGAGTGCGCGAACCAGACCGCCACGGTTGTCGCGGCCGCGTCATGCAGCACAAAATATGCCTCATCAAGAGATCCGGCCACGTCGGCAAGGGTGGTGACTCGGGTGATCTCCGGAAGACCGGCCGACATGTCTACCTCGAGCAGACGGCCACCCGACGGAGCTGCTGGAGGAGTTGAGGTATTGTTGTTGTCCATCCAGACGCGGACTGGACCATTGGCATCTCCAAGATCAAAATACTTGCCACCACTGCCAGACGCCGTTGCGACCTGGACAGTCGAAACCTCGGTGAGTGCCGACGGAAGAATGCACGCGGCAGTCGGTGCCGTGTTGAATCCGGTTCCAAATGTCACGGTCGTGTCGAGCGCCCCGGAGGATGTCAGTCGGGCGATCCGGGTCCGCGCGACATTGTTGTATTCGCTGAATTCTCCGAGGGCGTAGATGCCGTTGCTGTCATTGAGCAGGACGTTGATCTGCTCGGAACTCGGCTCGGCTCCAAAGTTCGACACAAAGCCGTCTCCCTGCGTGAAGGTCAGGCTCCTGATGCCGCCGGAAGTTCTTTCGGTGATCTTGCCCTGGTTGGTCGTGTTGTCTCTCCAGAACTGACCCCCAAGGATGACGCGGCCATCAGACAGCCTCGTCATTGCCAGGGCATCATCGTTGAGTTCAGAATAACAGTGGCGGGTCACGGACTGCACCGAGTCATAGTAGCACGGATAGATTGTCCTGAGGTAGTCGGCCTGCGCCTGGGCGGCCGTCTGGGCAGACGCGAGAGCCTGGACATCGGCATCTGCCTGAGAGATTCTCGACCTGTATGTCGAGGTGGCCGTGACAGTAAGCGGCCCGGTCGTGACAGACCCCGCCGGGCAGGTCAGGGTGACGGTCGAGGACCTCGTCGAGGCCCACGCGTTGCCGCCGACCTCATAGAGATCCTCGAGAGGCACGAATCCCTCTTCTCGGCTGTAGATGTGATTCTTGCCGTCCTCTCCGACGAGACAGACCCGGGTCTCATCTTCCTCGCAGCGGCCCTCGGCGCGCTCGGCCCACGGCTCCATGAAGAGACGGATCGACTCGACGGCCATCTGTCCGCACCATCTCACGAGGATGCTGAAGGCCTTGTCAATGTTCTCAGAATACTCGGACTCGCAGGTCGGGCAGCCGTCGGTCGGCAGGGCATTCTCTGTCGTGACACGACGGCTCTGTTTCTTGAGACCATCGAGAATGTCGAGCTCGGAAGGCGGAATGTCGGCCCCGGCAGAGGCGGCCGTGATCGGAGCAATGATGCGCTTGCAGAGAACTGGCTTGTAGGCACCGCGAATTCCTCGATAGTCGGCCGTGACATAGGCGTCTCCGGCGATCTCCATCAGATTGATGTCTGCATACTGGAAGGACTTGAGATCATGGCCGTCTCCCATGAGGCGGGTCTCAAACTCGCAGAAGATCGGCCTCGTGAAGTCGATCCTCGTGAAGTCGCTGCCCAGCTCAAAAAAGGTGTCTTCTCTCTCGGGCATGAACGCCTCCCAGACGTGGTTGTGACTTCCATCGGACAGAGCCCGGTAGTCGACCGAGGCCGCGAAGGCGCGCCGCTTTCCGTTGATCACCGGGGATGCCCACTGGATCGGGCGGATCCCCGTCCACACTCCAGACCACGCAGGGATCTTTTCAGAAGAAAATTCGCTCAGGGGAGAATAGTCGAGCACAAACGTCTCAGAGTTGAGATTCTGCCCGATCGGCATCGACATGAGAAGGTAGTTCTCAAAGCTGAGACCGCAGATCATCGACGAGTCATCGTTGAGAAACTGCTTGCTGAAGGCCATCTCGGCGTCTCGATAGTTGATCTGGCTCGTCAGGTTGCTTGAGGCCGCCGCGTCAGAGGCCACGAGACCTCCAGAGCTATACCACCACATCAGGCCCGCCTGAAACACGACACTTCGTCCCGCGACGCATCCGGTGCTCGGGAACAGGATCGACTGCATTCCCTGGGTCGTGGCCCACTGGGCGCGATCTCGGATGCCAGAGAGCACGATCTCGCTCCTCTCGTCGGTGAACACCACGACGACCTCGACTCGCTCGTCTCCGATGAAGCTGGTGACCCCGGTGATCTGCTTCGGGAAAGAAAAATCGCCTCGGCCCTCGCCCTCGACTCGCTCGGTGAACTTGATCGGATCGAACAGATCAGACGCCAGAAGAACATTGCCGCGCGCGACCCAGAGACGTCCCCCAGAGAAGGTCATCCAGGTCCCGGTCGGGGTCTCGAGATTCGGGGCCGCCTCGACGAGGTGCCGCGATTCCTCCCCGTCCCAGTATGCGGCCGGGGCCACGCCGTCCTGGATCATCAGCACGTTGTGCGACGGCACGATCTGCAGCGTCTGGTCGGGCGCGGTCGTGACGGTCTTCTCGGCGACCGCAAAATGGATCATGTCCACGTCGGCAGAAAACTGCAGATTCTTGAGTCGAAACTCTTCCCAGAATCTTGGCTGCTCGAGAGGAAACGGCGCAAAATAGATCTTGCCGTCGACGGCAAAGACGAGATGATCATCGCGGCGTCCGTTCTTGGTGATCTGAAAATGGGCCATTCCCTGCAGGTTTCCCTCGGGCAGCGTGAGCCGCATGCGAAATCCGGGTCTCGTCTGGATCACGCCGCCGCGGTTCACGACGTTGACTCCGCGTCGATACTGATCCTGCCGAAGAAACCACGGATGCCGGACAGAGTTCATTCCCGACATCCATCCGGCGTCGACACTCACGAGCCGTCCCTGGGTTATCGCGGGAGATTGCATGGCCTAGTCCATCCAGTCGTCTGGCCTGGTCGTCACGTCGGCGTTTATCTGGAATGTCGGGGCGCGCGGTCCGTCGAGCGCCCGATTTCTCTTGTTGAGATATTCCACGGCAATCAGGCGATACTGTTCCGATTCGGCAATGAACTTCTTGAACAGCAGCTCCTGTGACTGGACCATCATGAGGATCGCCATGCGAGAATCCAGATTGATGAAGTCTCTCTCGGTCAGCACGTCGAAGGCACGACGGCGATACTTGAGGCGGACAGAGGTGGCCGACTTGCTGACTCTGATGCGGCGGTATGCCGGGACCGTCTCGGTGGGATGGATGTCTCCAAGAAGCGCGATGTTTCCGGTTCTCGACGTGTCCCAGGCATAGAGTCGGATGTATCCGTCGGTCACCGGCTTCTCGATGGAAGAAACGGTCTGGACGGATACTGGGACTCGGGAAACAACGACTCGCTGGGTCCCGGTTCCAGACGACAGAAAGGTGATGCGTCCGGCCGTCGCGGGAGCTGCGTTTGCCTGCGCCTGCGAGGGATACAGCTCGATCTGGTCGTCGTCGATGGACCTGAGATAGTAGGTGGTCAATGGAAGAAGTGGCGACGGAAGCGCCGAACTCGTCACCGCCGTGAGAGCGGTTCCCGTGGCAAATCCATGGTCTGAAATATCGAGCGACGTTGCGGCCGGCGCCGTCATTGAGCGAGAGATCAACATTTCATGGCTTCCTGAGCCAACAGCCGTCAGCGGAACAAGCGCGTTCGCGGTCGTGTAGACCTCGATGGTGTCTCCCACCACGTTGACTCGGTAGTCTGTCGCGGTGGCAAGGGGAGCGGGCAGTGTCCCGGTGGTCGTGAAGCGGACAATCGTGAGGTTCTCGAGAAACGCCGTGAAATCGACATCGAGGCTGTTGTCTCGGGGCGACACGGTCACTGATCTTGCCCTCGAGAGATACAGCGTCTCGGCACCGGCGGTCGTTGCCGAGAATCGTCCCGTCACCGTGGGAGGAGCGGCATTTGCGTTGACTGCCGAGTCATAGATCTCGACAAGTGAGTTGCTGATCTTGCGGACATAGTATAGGGTCGACTGGTCGACCTGCGACGGGGCCGTGCCCGGCAGAATTCCGGGCGTGTAGAATCGAACGGCATCGCCCGTCGAGAGGGCCGTGGCGTCCACCGACCACTGCGGAAGATAGCCCACCGAAAACGAACGCGAGATGACCACATAGAGCTGCCCGGTGCCGCCAGAACTGATTGCGACCGGATTTGGGATCGTGTCGTTGAGAGAAAACGTCGTCGAGGTCAGCGGGGCCTCGCCGCGATAGACCGTCTCGGCCTTGATGGGATCTGGAAGTGTCCCGTTGGAAGTGAAGCGAACCAGGCTCCCGCCCTGTGACGTGAAGGTCACCGTCGGAACCGAGGTGTATCCCGTGCCGCCCGTGATGACTCGGATCGAGACCACGGCACCGCCCGCGACAATTGCCTCGGCCGTCGCTCCGGTGCCTCCACCTCCCGAGATGGTGATCTTTGGCGAGACGTTGTAGGCACTTCCGCCGGCCCCGACCGATATGGCCACGACCGTCTGACTCGAGAGCACGGCAGTTCCGGTCGCTCCCGAGCCGCTGGGGGCACTGAGGTTGTGCGGACTCGCCGTCGTCACGGTGCTGCTTCCGCCGCCGGTCACGGTCGCCGCGATGAGTTTCACGAGCGAGTTCGTGCCGACTCCAAGCGAGGTCAGCGTGATCGGATTGGCTCCCGTGGACGCATCGGCAGACGTGGAGTGGAGCGACACGGTGGTCGCGCTCAGGGCCCTGACAAAGTATGGCGTGTTGGCGATCAGGGGCTGCGGAAGTTCTCCTCCGGAATTTGAGGCCGTCACCTGGTCTCCTGTGACAAAATTGTGCTCCAGCGTGAAGGTCAGCTGGGTCAGCGGATACATCGGCTTGAGAATCCGCGCCTCGACAGACGTTCCAGGAGTCGTGGCATTGACCGGATTCGTGGCATTCTCACGATCATTGTCGTCGTTGTAGACGATGAAGCGGTCGGCCGCGATCGGGGAGGCCGGATATGTGCGGGCCGCCTCAAACGGCAGCGGGAGAGGCGATCCGGTGAAGGCCACGAGATCTCCCTCCGAGATGAGGTTGGCTCCCGAGGTCACAAAACAGGTTCTGGCCCGGACGGCCCGCGTCTCTCGCAGCGTGATCGCGGCCGTGGGATCGACGGTCGAAAAAAGAATGGGTCTCTGGTTTGTCTGGGCATCGAGTCGCGTCGCATACAGCAGGACGCGGGTCGAGTCGACGACTCGGATGAAGTAGAACGCCCCGTTGATCAGGGGCTGGGGAATCGATCCGGAGGCAAGCTGCACCTGCATCTGGGCGGCCGTGGCGAGACCGTGGGCCGTCCCGGAGACCAGCAGACCAGTCGGCGTTGTCTCGAAGAGACGAAGAAACGGGACAGAGGTCGGGGCGGCCGTGGGAGCTCCCGCGACATTGACTGCAAAGGTCTCGGTCCCGTCGATCCAGTCGCCATTTTCGAGCTGCTGACGAAGTTCTCGGCCATTCGCGTCGATTCCAAGGACTCGCACGACGACGCCGATGTCGGCCTCCGAGTCGCAGCGGGCGATCAGGGGACCGGGAGTCCCAATGTCCATGAAAGAGGGCACGGTCCCAGAGTCATCCCACGCCCACGGGACGACGTGGTCGTCTGTCAGTCCGTCGCCGTTGAGATGAAAGCGAAAAAACTCGTCTCGCATGAAGGCCGGGATGCCATTGACGGCAACTGCCAGCGGCGTCTCGACCTCGCGCGGAAGGGTGACAGTCTGACCGTCAGAGAGGGTCATGATGTCGAGGGCCCCGATGTTCGCGGCCCAGTCGCCCTCGTCCTGGAGGGCTCGAACTGCCTCGGAGATGCGACGAAGGGCCTTCTGCCGGTCGCACCGGCCGAGGACCTCGATCACCTGGTCAATGATCTCTGAGACGAACATGCCAGATCATCCCATTGGCGGGATGCCGAGACGGCTGTTCGACATCGCCGAGAGCTCGGCCCCGAATCCAGAAAGATCGGCACCGGTGGCAAGAACCTCGTTCATTGTCTCGTCGGCCTTCACGGCCTTCTCGTCGGCCTTGAGTTTTGCCTCGGCGGCCCCGATCGCCTGGCTCAGTCCGGCCAGGAATCCCTTGGCAAGGTCAAACGTCGATCTCGGCAGCGTCAGCTGAATCTGGGGTTCTGGCTCCTCGGCCATCGTGTCGGTCATTCCATTCATGGTCATTCCTCCTCGTCCTCGGTTTCCTCTTCGGACTCACGGAGACCCTTCTCGATCTCATCCTCGCCGTCCTCGGAGACCTCTCCAAATTCGATTCCCATGACCTCGAGATCAAGCGACGAGGTCTTTCCGTTCGGGCCCTCAGAGTCGGTCTTCGAGACGATCCTGAAGCGGATCGTCGCCTCGCCCTCGGTCCCGACATCGGGAGCGTCGTCGATTCCCTCTCTTCCAGAGATGTAGAGAGACGGATAGGTCATTTTTTCATCCGGCATCGCGGAGACCATCTCGATCATGCCGGCGGATTCTGAAGATTTTCCAAGATTGATCATGATCGTGACTCGTTGTGCAAAGTTATCTCTCGATGGAACATTCTGACATCACAGATTGCCGCGCAGAAGTCAAAGAATCTTTCGGAAATAGAGGGCACTCCTGCCTCCCCAGGCGTGGTGGGGAGAATACAGCCGGAAGCCGCAGGAAATGAGCGAATTCGCACTCGCAAGATTTGATGGAACCACGTAGGTCACGAGTTCTTTCAGTCCGACTCGGCGAGCCTGGGCGATCCGTCTCCGGATGAGCTCCTTCTGCCGTCCCTGGCCTCGCCAGTCTCGCAGGACTCCGACTCTTGAGAGAAATCCCAGTCCGGCATTGTGCCTTGCCGTGCAGGGACGCAGGGCCGCATAGGCGACGGGCGTCCGGTCCTGTTCCTCGATCCACCAGTAGCAGCCCTCGACGCGGACGCGCCAGTCGGCAGGAAAGCACAGCTGGTCGAGACGCAGAATGGTGTCCCGAATCCACTCCGGGCACGAGTCTGGCCTGGCGACGAGCCGGGTCATGGCTCACAGGACGTCGAGATCTCTTCCGAACGCCCTGCCTGAGGGATACGTGGGCTTGCAGTGAGGCCACGTGATCTTCCAGCGCTTTCCATCCTTCGACAGAATCCCGACCTTGCCAGAGCCGCGGCGGCGTCGCACCCGGGAGCCCTCCATCGGCTCTCTCGCGGGCGCGGGCTCGTCAGATTTTTTGGGATCTGCCGCGGCCGGCGTCTCGTTCTTGCCGAGCTCCCGGTAGCCGGTGATCCGGACCAGGCGCTTGAGCTTGTTGTCCCAGACCGTGAAGTCCTGGCGCTCGACCGTGCCGGCACGGATGCCGGGGGCAAGAAGCGAGGCCACTCTCTCGGGACTGCACTCGAGCTGTTCGGCCACGTCGTCGCGACTCGACCAGCCCCTCGGCCATGCATAGGCCGCGGCGTTTTGTTTTTCCAGTATGGATTTCCAGTTAGGCATCTGTGCGGTTTCCTTTCAGTAGCATGCCGGCATAGCTCTCTCCGGCGTTGATGGTGACGTTGAACATGCTGAAGTTGCCAGTGGCTCGGGAGATGAAGCGGACCAGGTAGCCGTGGGTCCACTCGGTCGGCCGGGTGTTGGCGTAGAGAGGCTGGCGCTTGCACAGACAGCCCGGATTCCAGGCACTGACCAGGCCGATGCCGGGAATGTGCTTGGGCTTGAAGCTCGCCCGGTGGGTGTCAAAGTAGCAGATGTTGCCGCCGGCCTTGGCCAGGGCCACGTCGGCCGCGTCCTTCGAGTTGCTGATCTTGTGCACGTAGAACATCTTGTCGAGCTTCACCCAGCCCGGCGTGTCGCAGCCCTCGTGGAGGTGGCCCTGCCGGTAGTAGCGGATGCCACGTTCCCTGAGGCGCAGAACGTGCTCGGCACAGAAGGTCTTGCGCAGCAGCTCGACGTCCTTGTGGTGGGCGAGTCGCTGCGTGAGGGCCCAGCGCTCGACGCGCCACTCATGGTTGCCCTCGAGGTAGTGGATGTCCGGGCAGGAGCTTGACTCCATGATCGCGTCGAGCAGCCCGTTTGCCACGGCCATGTCGTCCTCGTAGCTGTCGTCGGCCTCGGACACGTAGCCCAGGACGTGGTGCTCGGCCAGGAATCCGCCGCAGTTGATGAAGTCGCCTCCGATGAAGATCCGGTCGGGGCGCAGGATCTTGAGATCACCGAGCAGCGCCGAGAAGGCCGCGGGGTCGACCTGGTTGCCGTGCACGTCGGAGAAGATGACCTCGACGATGTCGCCCTTGCCGGCCCTGGGGCTCGAGGGCCTCGGCACCTGGACGGCTTTCTTCCCGGCCGTGCGGGCACGTTCTAGCGTCTTGACCGTCTCGGCGTGGGCCTTCCGCTCGGCCTCGAGCTGGGCCTGGGTCTCGGCCAGCCTGGTCTGGTGATCCGCGGCATGGGCCGCCTGCGCGACCTTGCCCCAGTTGGTGTCAGTGGTTTCTTTTTTCATGGATGTTTCCTCCTATTGTGTCGCCTGAAAGTGCATCGCGTCTCTCGACCAGAAGGCTCCCGCGGAGAGCCAGCCCTCACGGGCAAAGATCTCCATCACGTCGAGCGGCATGTGGGCCCTGGTCGGCCAGTGCGCGTGCAGGCCATTCCGGCTCGCGTCGAGATCAATCGCGGCCGCCCGGGCATGCAGACTCGGGAGGGTTCCGCCTCGCATGTTGCGGTTGGCGTAGATTCCAAAATAACGGTTGACCCCGGCCTCGGTCCTGGCCTCGTCGGTCTTATAGCGCTTCCCGAGCTCGTTGAGAATCCGGGAGAGACTGGGGGCAAGTTTCTCATGGACGGCCAGCGTCCGGATGGTCTCCGGCCCGTTGTAGAGAAACATCCTGTAGGGAACCGAGATCCGGGCGGTCGAGACCGAGCCCGCCGGGCCGTAGAACGCCGTGAGACTCTTCTGATCCTGCCTCGGCCACGGATTCGGCCTCGGCATGAGGGCACGAAGATGGCGCTGGCAGGCCAGGATGGACTTCGGTCCCCAGAAGCCGTCGGGTTCGACCCCGACCGACTCCTGGAGGATCTGGATCTGCGTCTTTTTCATCGCTCGGGCCTCACGACCTGCTTGCCGTCGCCGGGCTCGACCGAGACGGTGACTCTCTGGTTGAGAAAGTCATAGCCGAACCCGATCCTCGGGGTGGCACAGCCCGAGAGCAGGGCCGCCACGATGAAGGCCAGGATGATGACCACGAGCGCCGTCTTCATTTGCGCGAGAAGCGGCCGACGAAGGCCGCGATCGCCCGCAGCGTCTTCTCGGGCTGTTCTCCCGGAATGAGCGCGAAGATCGCGATCAGGGCCACGATGAGGCCGTTGAGGGCCACGATGACCTCGAGCCAATTGAGCCGGGTCAGGGTCTGGATGATGTCATTGATGTTCATTGTTGTTTCTCCTCTGTTGGTTGTTGACTAAAAAATATGCTTCCGGATCAGGGTTGCTGCAAATCCTGCACAGCCTCCGCACTCGCCTCCGCAAAGGTCGCCTGCGGAACGCCGAAAGACTCCGCTGGTGCGGGTGTCGGGGATGCGGCCCATGAAAGCATGACGCCTTCAAGCCACTGCTTCGCTGCGGTCATCTGCGGGCCGAGGGGTTTGCCTGCTTGGAGC